AGAGACCATACGCCAGCATCCCCCGGATCGGCCCGGTGCCCACAGTCGCCAACAGCCGCAGCCCAGGCGCGCGCATCAGGAAGGCGGGCTCCTTGCCGCCCTCCGGCACTGCCTCGGGGTACAGGTTGACCATGCGGCTATCCGCAGCGTTGACGCTGCGGGCGACGTAGCTGGCGCCAAGAATGGGGGTTTTCACTTATGAACGTGAAGTGCGCACCAAAACCGGCTGGTAGGCGCCGATAGGTACAAAACCCGGCCGCAAACGACCGTTCATCAACGATACGCCCGACGTGTACGTGCCTCCAGACGCCAAAGGATTGTCTACATTAAGCGAAGCAAGCGTAGACGTGGAAGGAATCTTTAGCGACCCGTCAGTGCCAAGATACGCGGCCACTTCGCCAACCGCATTGTTTGTGAAAGTGCCCGTTTGCGCGGCGATGAAACCCGTCTGCACGCGATTAGTTGCGCCCGTCAGGTTTACTGCTGTGCCAGCCGTAATGCCGTAGGTACGACCCGCCCGGGGCACTATGGCGTTATTTCTGACCACAGCGTCTCGCGTATCTGACAAAATGATTTCGCCAGTGTTGGCAATGGTGCTGTCAGTATTGTTGCCGACGCAGGTGTTGTTGAAGATGCTCATGCCAACGCAAGGGTTAACCACGATGGCGGGGCCGCCGTTGTTGCGGATCACATTTCCGAAGACGCGGTTATTGTTGCCTCGGTTCACCGAAATGCCAAAACCTTCGTTTTCCTCACACCGATTGAACGCGACGATACTGTCTGCTGTTGAATCGTCAAGCGCAATCCCGTGACCTTCGGTAAACGCTGCCGCCCGGTTAAAAATGTTGTGGTGGCAATAGTTGCCCTCAATCACCAAATTGCGCGCCACCAACCACATCAGCAAAATTGATACCCCTGCCGGATTGATGCCGAGATTGACGTACAGGTTGCCCCCCGTGACCGAATACTGACCTACTGCGGGCGATGTAGTCGGCGCCACCTTATACACTAAATTTAGCCCGGACGTCTTATTAAGGTCGCGCACTTCAAATACGTCAGTTGCGTTCGCGTTTAGCGAAGTGACCGCACGCTGGTAGACCGTCCCCGCCGTTAAAGTCCACCCGCTTGTTACAGTAACGAAGAACGGATACGCCGAGATGCCGTGCCCGCCCGTGATGACCGTAGCGCCGTTGTCAAAGCATTCGCTGTTAATAATTGTGCAGTTATCCGCACAGTGCATGAATACACCGTGCGCGCCGTTGTTGTAAAACCGGCACGAATCGACGAGTATGCCCGAACAACCTCCGTTGTTGTTGTTATCTGCGCGTAGGTCAAGACCATTTACAAGACTGTTAGCAAACGTGCAACGCCGAAAAATGACGTTTGTAACCGTATTCCCTGCCTGCCCTTGCACCAGACAACTGTAGGTGTTGTTCGTGCAGTCAAAAAATATGTCCTCAAACTTGACCCAACTGGTTTGGGACATGTTGAGGATCATGCTACTGCTGCCAATCGCCGGGTTTTTCGTAAACGTCGCATACGGCAGATTGGAGTCGCCGTAGACGCCAAAGGTTGTGTAGCCAGCGCTTGCAGACCCTGCGGTGACACCCTTGAATTCTGACGTGATGTTTTGCGTGGTGCCGCGCTTAAAAAGCAGCGTGTCGCCCCCTGAATAACTAAGCGTCTGATAGTTTTGCTTAGGTGCAGACGGCGACAAGCCGCTATTGCTGTCGCTGCCGTTAACCGAATCAAGGTAGAAAGTTGGCATCAGGTGAACGCTCCGACAGCGAGGACAGCAACCCCGGCGCCGGTCGTTACCTGCCACGCCCCGGCCGCGCTCTTAAGGCCCAGCGGAATCACATATGTGCCAACCCCGCCACCCGGACTATTAGGAAACACGGTGATGGCGCTGCCGCCGCCGTCTTTAATCTGCACTTGTGCGGTAGCTGCGGTGCTTACCACGCACACCAAGCGCCCAAGGTAGTCGCCCACCGCACCGATAGTGCCTAGCACTTGGTTTGTTTGGCTAGCCGCCACGGTTTCGTATTCGCCCCCACCGTCGATAACCTCAAGCGCGCCAACAGACTGATTCTCGCCGCTGAGCAGCGTAGTCAAATTTACGGGGTAGCCGCTCATGCCAACACCTCCACAGTAAGACCCGCTGGGTATGTGGCGCGCATCTCAACAGCGTCGTCACCCAAAAACGGAAATTCAATTTGATTGGTAGCGCCGCTGACCGTATACGATTCAACGCCGGTAGTGATAGTGCCAAGTCGATTTCGCGCGTCAATAGTGACGGTACCTGTGCCGACTAGCCGCAGCCGAAAGATGGACGGGGCGCTGAGCCACTGGCCGGAAAAGCTAACGCCATTCCATGTTGTTTGGCCGCGCGCGGCCAGAACGACTTGGCTTACCGTCGTGCGCTCAGTCGCCCCGCCCTGCACTACCGGCACAAGCTCGTCGCCGGTCAGCGGTGTAGACGCGACCGGCAGCTGCGAAATTTTGATGTTAGCCATTAGTAATTCCCGGCGTAGACGTTGTAGCGACCGCGTCGTGCCACGATGCTGTAAGGCATGGACATGACGTCGTCGGGGAAGTTGACGCGCTTCAGGTTGCGCTTGCTGGTCATGGCGATCCGCTGCACTGTCGGCGGGGCCTCGACGCCAAACTCAGCCGCGATCTCGCAGGCGAGGTTGTACTTGAAGCACCGCAGGTATCCTGGCGGGAAGGCCAGCGTCGTCGCTGCGACAACCGGCTGCGTCAACGGCTCAATGGAAATGAAGTGCCATTCCAGCGCCCGCAGAGGCACCGGGTAGATGGTCATCTCGATATCCGGGTGCGTGAAATTGATCCAGATGACCTGAGGATACGTTGAGGTGACTGTCTTGAGCGCGATGCCGTTGTACTGCTGCTGGTTGATGATCTTGATGCCGTAGCTCAGACCATTCAACGGATCGCGGAAATACGTGCTGTCGTCCAACTGCACGGGGCGCAGGCCGACAAAATTTCCCGTCGGCCCCAACGTGCGTGTAGCTTCGCCTTGCGGCCATGTGAAGACCTGATCCTGAGTCGAGAACACCATCAGGCGTTCCAGATTCCAGCTATCAATCATCTGCTGCATGGCCGCGAGCGCGTCTTCCGTCGTCGCGGCTGAGGGCGCCTCGCCCTCCGCAAGCTGGCCTATAAGGCGCAGCGCTGCGTTAATCTGGTCCCCGGCGGTCGTGCTCATGGTTCACCCTCGGTCGGCCTCGACGCGCAGCGACAAGTTCGTTAGGCGCGCGGTCTTCACCGGGAGTATACCGCTCCCAGCCGTTTTTCTCATCCGCTTCGGCCTCGGCTTCAGCGATGGCGATCTTCTCGCCGTGTGTTGGGTGTTTGAGATGGATAATCATAGGTGGGGCGGGGGCCGAAGCCCCCGCACCTCATCAGGTCATCATGATGACCCAGTTGGTTCCGTCGCACACCAGCATGGCTCCGACGCCCGCAGTAGCGGCAAGAATTGCCGTGCCTGCGGTAGCGGAGTTAGCCGGAACGACGTTGGACGATGCCGACACGACAGTTTGAGCAGCAATCGTCTTGATCCACACCACGCGGCCGACGTTGGACGCCGCAGTGGGGAACGTGACGGTAATGCTGCCCGCGCCGTTACAGACAACGAAGTTCTCGTTGTCTGCCAGCGTGAACGACGCGGTCTTGGTGACCGGGGCGTTCAGGCGCCACTGAGTGCCGCTGACCAGCCCGGTCGCCCGGACAGGCCCCGACACATCGACGCTTTCAAACTGCGGGTCGGCAAACGCTACACCAGTTGCCTTCTCGTTAGGCATAGCGCCTCCTTAGACGACGCGGTACAGAACCCACGTACCGACACCGGACTTGCGAGCAACCAGCAGCGCGCCCGTGGTGACCGGAATGGTCATCGTGAGCGAGCCGCTGATGGTCCATCCAGTACCGGCGCCGATGATGGCGGTGCCGGAGCCCGTACCCAGGTTGACCACACGGAACTGGAACGTAGTTCCGATGCGCTCGGAGTTGACGAGCGTGGCTTCCAGATCGGCAACGGTCGGCAGCGTGTAGGTCTGCGCCGTAGAAACGCCGCTGTTCGCGAGAATCAGACCGTTGAGAGTTTCGGCAACGGTCAGCGTTTTAGTCGCGGTGACTGCGACCGGATCGGCAGTCAGATCAATGATGGGGTCGTTAATGTTCCCATCACCAACCTGATAGCCGCCAGCACCATTTGGCAAAGGCATGTTGATTTCCTCGTCGAAAGTGGTTGATTAGCCCCAGACCCGCACAGCCATCTCAGGACGGATGACCTTGTAGCCGTACAGCACATCAATACGACACGGCAGACGGTCGTTGTTGATGTCGTACTGGCGGACAATCCGCATGGAGATGCCGTTGTGGACCTGCCGCGAAGCCATGTCAACGCCTTGCGGCATAATCAGGTCAGCGGTGGCAAACGTGATGGCGTCACGGTGGTAAGCCATGTTCTGCGGGAACTGCGACGACGCCGCGCCGAGGAACGTAACCGCCGCAGACGACTGCGGGAACGAGTCCACGGTAGCCAGCGGGCTGCTAGCGGTAAAGATAGACGGAGAAATCTTAACCGCCGTGTACGCGCCGCCGGACGCGGTGTTGGTCTCAGTGACCACAAACTGCTGGAGCGAGCCAGTCGATTCGCGGGTCTGCGGGTTAACCGCAAACACGTTGGCGATGGTAAAGACGTCGCCTCTGCGAATTATCTGAGTGCCGGTGCCGGTGATGTTGATGGTGCTCGCGCCTTGGCTGGCCACAGTCGTGGTCACACTGTGCGCGCCGGTACGGGTGCCCGTGGTGTGGACCTTCATCGACTGCGACATGGCCAGTTCCTCGAAACCGAGGATGCCTTCGCCCATCAGACCCGACTTGAACTGACGGGAGATGGTGCTGACCGGGTTGAACAGGCCCTTCATACCTTCCACCAGCGCGGCGTTCGCAGCCGGGTTGACGGTCAGGTAACGCGGGCTGGCAACCGCAGCCGACTCGTTCATCTTCTGCTGAGCCTGAAGCAGGACCAGCGAAGTGCCCGGGGTGGTGCCGGGAGTCCCGACCGAGTGGAACAGGTCGAGATACGAGTTGGCGACGTCCGCGTCGATGCTGGACGCAAGCTGGGAGATCCGAGGCTTGAGCACGCGCTCAGCAAAGTCGTCCAACTGCATCGTCAGTTCGGCAGTGGTGAAGTTCACGCCGACGTGCTTCTGCTTGTCCACAACCAGAGTCGTGAATTGCTGGTTGACGTCCTGCACTTGCAGCGCAGCGCCGTCGGTGACCAGAGAGCGGTCAGGCAGGCGGATACGCAGCGTGGAGCCGATCTTGGCTCCTTCGACGGCAAACGAGTCGTCGTAAGCGCGGTTGACGTTGCGGGTGATCACAAGGTTGTTCTCGAGAATTTCGAGAGCTTTCCTCGTGATCATGTCAATAGTAAGCAGTGAATTACTCACGCTAAGAACTCCTTATCAACGCAGTTTTTGTTTCGCTTCCCACGCCTTGATCTGGCGCAGGCGCTCCTGCTCGATCCACTGACTTGTCGTAAGCGCCTTCAGCGAGCGCGGGTCAGTGGTGTCGTAAGCCGGAGCGCCCGTAGACCGTGCGCTGACAGGCGCAATCGGAGGCGGGGCAGCAGTCGTTTTCTTCGTCGGGGGGTCAGAGACGAGTTTCGCCTCGATCTTCCCGATCTCGCGTGCTTGCTGGATAGGCGTCAGTTTGGAGATGCGGTCGGCTTCCTTGGGGTTAGACCCGAGGAAGTACGCCAAATCGGGGCCGATTTCGCTAGCCTGAATCGCCTCTGCCATCGCGTTCGTGATCGGGAGCCGGGGGTTGTACGCGACTTGTTCAAAGTCTTCGTACTTGTTCCGGGCATCCTCCTCACGCTCATGATAGGCGTCAAGCAATTCCGCTTGCTGTCGCTGAAGCTCTTGCTGACGAAGAAGCTCTTGCGCTTTCTTCGCTGCCAGTGCTTCGGCGTAAGCCTCGACGGACGGAAACTCATCAGCCGGAGGAATCTCAGCCGGTACGGTTGAGGTCACCTTCTGCTGTTGTTGCCGCTCCCACTTGCGCTGCTCCCGAGCAAGCCGTTTGGCCACGATAGCGTCAAGTTCTTCTTGCGTGAAGGTCTTGGTCGCTTCGGTTGCTTGTTCGACCGGCGATGCTTCATCAGCAGCAGGCGTAGCCGTTACGCTCTGCTCTGGCACGGCTTCCGCCGCTGGCACTTCTGCTACGACTTCTTCGTCCATCTACGACTCCAGAGAGTCCCGGGTTTACCGAACCCGTGCGGTTAGGCCGTGAGTGCTGCTACCTTGGCCTGGAAGGCTTTCACGCGAGCGTCAAGCGCATCGCGCTCTTGTTTGAGTTTGGCATCCGCAGTGGTCAGAGTCTCCTGCCACTTGCTGAGATCAGCTTCACGGCCATTCACCCGCGCTTCGCGGGCAACAAGTTCCGCCTGCCGCTTAGACATGCCAGTCTCGAAATCTTTGGTGCGCGCGTCCAAAATCTTTTCGCGTTCGTCCAGCGTGCGCTTCTGCTCTTTCGCCTTTGCGGCGGCTTCTTTCGCTTCTGCCGTCAGCGCTGCCGCTTCTGCCTTGGCATCGGCCAGCGCCTTTGCCGCCTGCTCTTTCAGTTCAGCGGTTTGCTTGATCGCGTCAAGGCTACCTTGCCGCAACGCCAGTTCGTCGCGCAGCGCGGCCATGCGGGCCAAATCCTGCGGCAGTTGAACCGTGAAATACTTGATGTAATCGACCGACGCGGAATCGTTGGAGATGTTTGGCATGACGACCTCAGACGTAGTAGCTGATGTTGAGCTTGGCCCCGCCGGTCTGCTCGATGAACTGAATGCGAGACAGATCGCCGTCATATTGCAGCGTGACGCCAGCCGCCAGCGGCATACCGATACTAGCCGTCGGAGCGACGCCATCGTCGCGCCAGCGAACAGCTTGCGTTTCGGCCACAATCAAAGCCAGTGTGGGCTTTGCGCTAAGACCATTCAAATCCGTCGTTGGCACGGTCAGATTAGTCGCCGAACTGAGGGTAGTAATTTGCTGATACCCCAGGCAAGAGGTAATCGCTTTGACTGCTGTGCTCATGTCACATTCTCCAGCGTTCCGTCAGGGAACGAAGTGTGATGATTGTATCAGTAATTACGACAGGAGTTTCTCCGCTCCATGTCAAGGTCACTGATCGCCCGGTGAGGTTGTACGCCCCCGAGTCGAGTAACATACTTAAAGTTACGTTAAACGTAACATTTCGACCCGTCAGCGCGTAGCTGCCAGCGTCTATGCCAATACTGCGGGCCGACGTCAGCCCGACATTCCGACCTGTCAGTGCGTAACTGCCAGCATCCAGCGACAGACTGTACGCTGTGCCCCCGGCAGGCACATACGTGAGCGTTACGTCGCGGCCGGTGAGACTGTACGACCCGGCGTCAAGCGCTAAGGAATACGCGCCTTGCGTTGGCTGCGACCCCGCCCACGGCACATCGCCCCACGTCCCCTGCGCCCATGTGTTCTGCGAGCCAGTGGAGGGCGGGGGCGGCGACGCGCCGCCTGAAAGAAGGATCAGCAGCACGGTTTACAACGTGCGCAACTGGTCCAGCGTAGTCTGCGTCGTCGCGATATCAGCATCCAAGCGTGTGACTTGTTCCAAGTCGCCCACTGCTGCGGCAGAGCCTCGCGCCGAGTTCAGCGCGGCGAGCCGCGCCTCCATGAGCCGGATCAAGTCTTCGACGCTCATACCAGCACCACCAGTTCTTGCGCCACAGTTGAAAGGTGCGACTGAAGGAACACAACGTCATAGACATCGGTACCATCAATCGCGGCGTAGCATGCGATGCGGTTCCCGAGCGCCGCCGTACCAGTTTGCAAAAAGTCGGTCGGTGCGAACGGACTCAGCACTCGGTTCTGTACGTCGAACCTGAAAATCTGGTTGATGGCCGAAGCAACGTAGAGGTTCATGTAGAACATCCGACCTTCGTTCTCAAACGGTGAATAGCATCCGCCAGACCCAGTGGCCGGAAACGCGCCGGGGGAACCGTCGTAAACAAGCGCGCCCGTCCAAGAGCCCGTAGTGCCGCCAGCAATGTCCAGCACATCCAACGTGGCCGCGCCGCCTCGGAAGAAGTAGCAGAACGAATGCCGCGCATTGTGCGCCGCGTCCGGTTGGATACCGAATGATGGCGCCCACATGCCGCCCGCTGCATTGGCCGCAGGGGCAGCGCCAAAGTACGTCGTGCTCCAAGCGTTCGAGGCGATGTTGTTCGTGCCGTTGTTGATCGTCGCGTCGGTGTAGTTGTACGTGTAGACCGTGGTCGTAGCCGAGGAACGAAGCAGCGCGAGGTTCGGCAGTTCGATCACAAACTTGGCGCTGCTGCTGGGCGTGACCGTCCAGTTGCTGCCTAGCGTGTAGACGGCCGAAGGGCCCGCCGTGTGGCTGGCAATGATCCGACGCTGACCCACTGCTGTGACGTTGGTGGTGTCCTCGACAATGCGAATCTGGAAATTGCGGTATTCGTTGACCAGCACCCCCGCGTCGCCCAGTGTGGCCTGACCCGTAATGCTGCCGGCGGCGGCAGCCGTAGCCGTCAGCGCATAGCGCGACACAATGCCCGTGTCGTAGTTGTACGCGCCCTTGATCATCCCGTCGCCCGGGGAGCAGTCAAAGGGCGTGTACTGCTCGTCCAACACCATCAAGCTCGAATCAGTGGCGATAGTCGCCGGGAGGCCCGTGGTGCTCAGACCAGTAGACAGGGTGTTGCTGGCGACCTCGAACGTGCGCCAACTGTTCGCCGCCGTGGTGCCCGCGCCCAGCATCATCACTCGACCTGCAACGATCTCGTAGCGCGAGCCGGTCACGGGGGTAAAGCCAAAACTCGACAGCACGTTGATGGTAGGTGCCGTGCCTGCCGTGTTGCCAGTGATGTACCGCTCAGCCGTCTTGCCGGAGCCGCCCGAGCCGTTGTCGATGATGCGCAGTTTGAACCCATACTCACCAGAACCACCCCGGTTCGCGAGCATGTTCAAGCCTACGGCTGTCGGCAGCGCGGTAGACAGAACCACGCTTGTGGTAGTTGCACCGGCAGCGATGGTGCCTACCAGACCAAACGACGGAGCAAAAGCCATTGCTGCCCCGGCTCCGAACGTGCCTGCCAGCGCGGGGCTGATTGTGAAGGCAGAGGCTTTGGTGACGATGTTGTAACGGTTGAGTACCGTGTTGCTGACAAGCTGGTAAACGAAAGGGTTGCGCGAAAGGTCACTGCGCAGATCCGACGCCACGCACGCTGCCGCCGCGTGCGCGTTGGGCAACGGTGGAACTTGCCGCCATACCAACGTGTCAATGACTTTTTTGAAAGTGTTTGCCATTCGCTGTCCTTAGGTGATGCGGGCACGGACGCACTGCGCCCAAGCTGTCCGGTTGTTGTCCAGAATCTGCATGCGAGCGTTGTAGCCGTCGAAATTGTTAAGCGAGGTTACGGCCGCGCACGTAGTCACCGTGGTGACAGTGGTCACCGTGGTTACTGTCCCTGACTCCAGCACCGCCGTAACCCGCGCTCGCTGCAGTGACTTGTCGTAGCCCAACGGCGCCATCAGCATCTGCAAGATGCGCATCAGCAAGCCGCGAGATT